GAACGACAAAAGGATCAAGAAATTTTGGCGATGCCACAAGAGAAAATTATTTGCTGTTATGGCAGTGTTTCTAACAATCTCAGCAGTAACACATGGTTTACCCATGTTACAAGATGCTTTGAGTGCAGAAACCGCAACAGAAGTAATTCATCAGTCAGTAGCCCTTCCTCAGGGGAGTAAGAAAACAAATGCTCGTAAGAAACGTAGAGTCGCCGGGAAGAATAAGAATTCGTTTAGAATTCCGTCACCAGGTGGAGCAGACCCAGAGGATTATGTAGACACAGTAGATATGGAAGATTTCGATTGGGATTATGACGAAGAAGAATTTGTGAGACATTATTTGCCACATAGGAAACACGCCCACGGGCAGTGGTTTCGTCATAAACAAATAGAGAAAAGGAAGAAGGCTATGGAGCCTATCAATTTGCCAATGCAAGATGCGGCGAAAGAAAGTTTGAAACCAGAACGTTCATTGAAAGATGAGTCGTTCTTGAAAACTTTGATTTATCGAGCAAAGCATAGGCAATATTCTGCAGATACAAATGATGTTGAGAACTTCATTGATTCAGCGCAGAAAACCTTTTCTTCAGGAGCCGGAATATTAGCCAGACAGTCATTCAAACCAACCCGTTTAGCAGCGGGAGTTTATAAAATTTTTGTGAATGACGAATATGTGTGTACAGGCACACATGTAGGAAACCGCATTTATGTGGTTTTGCACGGTTTAAGTGAAGATCCAGATGCAAAGTACCAAGCTATAAACTCAGTAAATACACTAACCTTGAAAGCAAAGGATTTATTTCCTTTGAATAAAGAAATGGCGTATTTTAAAGTAAATGGAATACCCTCACCCTTTAAAACGAATGCGTTTAAGGAGTTAGAGGATGCATCCATTGTAACTGTTTATGGTTATGGTAATGGTAACGACGTCGAACCCGACGCCGTGATTGGATTTGCTTCACCTCAAGGCTGGTGTAATGCAGCAACGCGTGATGGCGACTGTTCTGCACCAGTATTAGATCGTAATGGCAAAATAGTAGGTTTTTGGACTCATGGAAACGGAGTGGATTTTGGAAGGTTTGAGAGAATCACCCCAGAATTCTTAGACTCGATCCGTGAGGATAAGGTGATCTTACATAGTGGACTACATTTTCGGTCCAGCCCCCCCTCCCCAGTGAACTTGTAGGGGCCGCTCCCTTTTGGGAGCGGTATCCTTCCCAATATCTGGAGAAGGATGGGGCCAAGACCATGCAAAGAATCATGCATATTTCAGAGACGCATGAAGCATGGCTACCGGAAGAAAATTTTCCATTAGTAGCTATGATAGACCGATTTCCTCGGTATGTCAATAAACGAGTTATGGACCCGCACTTAAAGTGCTTTGTGGATGAGAATGGATATGAAATTCCCCCTGAATGGGGTATCCCAAAACCAAACCCGGAAGCGGCTTACAAGTCGCTAGCGAAATATGGAAAAGATATACCAAGTATGGAAGAGTACCAAGTGGAAGCAATGAACGCGGCCTGGAGCTATACAGCTCGGCAGTTTGGCGTTTATATGTGTGATTCAGAAATCATAACACTTGAGGAAAGCATCGCAAAAATGAACATGTCGAGTTCAAGCGGAGCGCCCTTTAACCAACTTTACAAGACTAAGCGAGAATTGTTTGAGCAGGACTCACAAATTCGCGAATGGCTTGAAAAAGATTGGGAAACTATGGCAGTAGATCCAAATTGGTCTTGTTTGTTTACGAATTCTTTGAAAGAAGAATTACGGACAGATGAGAAGATTATGGAAAACTCACAGCGGACCTTCTTAGCGGGAGGAACCGATGCAACAATCCATGGTACACGCCTATTTAGCGACATGAACGAAAAGATGTATGCTTCGCATATACAAACGTCGTCGGCAATAGGAGTCTCCCCTTATAAAGGGAACTGGGACAGATTGTACCAAAAGTTGGCCATTTTTTCAAAAGGGTATGCCTTGGATGAATCCCAATATGATTCATCCTTGAGGACATACATGATGTGGGGATGTGCATTGTTTAGATGGAATATGCTAAAACCGGATTTGCAGACAGAAGCAAATCTGAACAGATTGCGAACTTATTATCGTAATCTGGTGCACACCTTGGTTATAACGCCGGAAGGAGTTATAGTGATGAAGAGAACGGGAAACCCGTCAGGGTCAGTAAATACAATATCCGATAACACGTTGATATTGTATACCCTGCTGGCGTATGCTTGGATTTTGAGCACACCAGAAAATATGCGCACTTACGAACATTTTGAGATGCACACATCCAAAGCGTTAGTAGGTGATGATAATACGTGGACAGTGTCTGAAGAAGCACATCCATATTACAATGCGCATACAGTAATCGCACATTGGAAAGTGATTGGTGTAACAACCACGACCGATTCAATGGAACCACGTCACCCGAGAGAGCTAGATTTCCTATCAGCACATACAGTGTTTTTAGATGGTCTAGCAGTGCCAATCTACAGCAGAGTGAAGATGATGACCACGTTGCTCTATGCACCGAAGAACCATCACACTCCCGCAACAACATTACAAAGAGTTGCAGCGCTATTAAGCGTAGGCTGGATTGATGTCACCTTCAGAAAGTTTTGTAGACACGCGATAGCGTGGTTATTAAGCCAATATGATGATGTGATGTGTGACGAACCCACATGGATTCTGGCGAAATGTCAAATTTTGACAGATGCTCATTATTACCGGCTGTTTACAGGACAGCGACAGTATTTTGTGTTGAAACCACAAAGTTTTTATTTGGAGGGACCTGTAAAGTTGACGCAGCCAAATAAAAAAGAAATGAGTACGGCAAGAGCCAGAACCAACGGGACGAAACCCGGAAAGAAAACAATAAGGCGAAGAGGACCTAGGAAGCCTCGCGCCCAGCGCGTTCGCGTTGTCGCTATTCCTAGAAAGGGGAGAAAACCCCGGACTCGAAAAAACAAAACCTTGGCAGCTCAAGGCCCGTCAAACACAGGCATGCGTTCACGAAAGACATGCACTGTAGTAGAGGATGAGTTTATAGCACCGGTCGTAGGATCAGTAGCTTTTGCAGTGACAAGCTATGCTATAAATCCAGGAAATGCAACAACATTCCCTTGGTTATCACAGCAAGCCAAGCAGTGGGAAAAGTACCATTTCAACTACTTGCAATTCTATTACAAAAGAGTTGTAAGTGAGTTCGCAACAAATGGTACCACAGGAAAAGTTATGATGAATGTTGATTTTGATGCAAATGATCCACCCCCATCAACGAAACAACAAATTGAGGACTCAGATCCCCGTGTAGACGGAATGCCGTGCGAAAACATTTCACTACCTCTACGCGCAAATCAACTTCATTCATTAACCCCGATGTTGTATGTGAGATCAGCAGGATTGCCAGGAAACGCAGACATCAAGACCTTTGATGCTGGCAATTTTAACCTTGCAACGCAAGGTAATCAGAACACATCGGAAATAGGGGAATTACGGGTGAAGTATTCCGTGTCATTTGTCAATCCTGTTTTAGAAGCTACAACGGTAGCTCCCAGGAATTACAATGTGAGTTCGTATCGCACAGCTAGTACGTCACTCACAAGTACATTAGGAGCAATAGTTGCGAACGGAACTGAAATGGCAAATGGGATAGGTACAGTAAACGCAGCTGGATTTATAACATTACCAGCAGGGAATTACTTAATCACTGCGAGCACTAAATTCACGTTTGGGGGTTTAGCAACGCAAGTATCGATGAACATCCAGAAGAATGGAGTGTCGCTACTAACAACAGCGAACCCACAATTGACTTTTGTTTCAGGGCAACTTACAGTTGCTTCATTAACAGAAGTTGGTTACATATCTTCAAATGGAACAGATACAGTGGCAGTCAGAGTTGTAGCAACCTTTTCGACAAGTACAGGGGATGTTACAGGAAACATAGTAATTCAGTCAGTTTAAATGGTGGAGAAGAGGTTCTTGAAAATGCAGCTCACAACTGCTACCTCGGATAGATGATAGGTGCGACTTTTAGAAATTGTTTAGTCGAGAGTAAACAACAATAAGGTTCTTATAAAATACGTTTCAAACGTTACCTCTTAAGATGAAATATGGGCGCTTTTGATAGTTGTAGACGTAGACAACTATGGTACCTCACGTAGTGAGGCTCCCTCAGAAGGAGTGATTTTATCGTTTTGTAAGTAAAACTTTGGTAGCTGTAGCATTGAGGACAATGCAGCAGCCGGTTGGGAGTTCTGGAGTAAAGAATTCCTCCCTTCATGAATTTGGATGATTACGGGCTTTTAAGAAAGCGGCCTTTGGGATGCGCCTACCAATCAATTGGCGAAGTGCGGAGAGTCGAACAAGACGCCGTGCCGGTTATCGAGACAAACGAACCCACTGAGAAACCACAGAAGTGATCAGTACACAGCGTTTGGGGCGATGCTCCGGCACGACCCACCTGATGGAAGTTCTAACTGATAGGTTATTAGTTGAGGATTAGTTAATAGTCCGACTCTCCTAC